TCAATCTTGAGTGTCGTCAGAAAGCCATCGACAAGGCGAACTATGGCCCAATGAATCCCAATGAGCCAAGTATGGATTACTGGCGTGATATTTCTAAGGCTTGGAGAATCTCACCTGCACAAGCTAAGAAGTCTCGTTGTGGCAATTGCGCTGCTTTCATTCAAACCCCTAAGATGCTGTCGTGTATCGAGACAGGCTTAGAGATGAATGGCGAGGAAATGGATGCTTGGGAAGTCATTGACGCTGGTGACTTAGGTTACTGTGAGGTTTTCGACTTTAAGTGTGCTTCCAAGAGAACTTGTGAGGCATGGATTGCAGGTGGGCCAATAACCGAGGAAAAACATGATGGGAACGACAAATCAGCAAGCGTTGGAGATGATGCAGAAACTTATGCAGAAGAAGACTAAACCCATGCCTGTGCGTGGCGAAAGAACTGCAAAGAACAAAGCAAAGAAGCCTAAAAAATGATGGGTTTGTACGCTAATATCGCTGCAAAAAAGAAGCGTATCGAGGCTCAAAAGGCTGCTGGAAAAACTCCAGAGCGTATGCGTAAGGTTGGCTCAAAAGGCGCACCTACTGCGGATGCGTTCAAGCAAGCGGCTAAGACTGCTAAGAAGAAATGATTAAACGAGGCTCAGAGCAGTTTTCTGGCTATAACAAGCCCAAAGCTACTCCTAACCATCCTACCAAGTCTCACGCTGTGTTAGCGAAGTCTGGTGAGGATGTAAAGCTAATCCGTTTTGGTCAGCAAGGTGTAAAGGGTTCTGCTGATGGCACGAAGCGTAACGAAGCGTTCAAGGCTCGTCACGCTGAGAACATTGCCAAGGGTAAGATGAGTGCAGCGTTTTGGGCTAACAAGGTTAAGTGGTAAGAAAACAACAGGTGCAGTTATGAAAATGACAAAAGCTGGTCAGAAAAAAGTTGGCAAGGTGATGGGTGAGTACAAAGAAGGCACTCTGCACTCTGGCAAAGGCGGTAAAGTAGTTAAGAATCCCAAGCAAGCCGTTGCGATTGGAATTGCAGAAGCTGCCAAGAAAATGGGTAGGATGAAATAAAACCTTGGCTAGTGGTATAAACTAGCCTTTTAACTTCACCAACCCGAAAGGGAGTGATACAACATGACACAAAATCGTAAATTAGAATGGCGTTCAGTATCTTCATTGATTCCATACGCTAGGAACTCACGGACACATTCTGATGAACAAATTGCCCAGATAGCGGCAAGCATTAAAGAGTTTGGGTGGACTAACCCGATTCTTGTAGATGGCGACAACGGCATCATTGCAGGTCATGGCAGACTTTCTGCTGCTCGTAAGCTAGGACATGAGGAAGTTCCAGTTATAGAGCTAAAAGACCTAACCGAAACCCAACGCAAGGCTTACATCATTGCCGACAACCGCCTAGCCTTAAACGCAGGATGGGACAATGAAATGCTGACCATCGAGTTAAACGACTTACTGGCAGATGGCTTTGCCTTGGACATATTAGGGTTTGACCCTAAAGAACTAAACGCATTGCTTGAGCCAGAGGTTGTTGTTGGTTTAACTGACGAAGATGATGCGCCAGCCTTACCTGAAGAACCCAAGACTAAGCTGGGCGACATTTACCAACTTGGAAAGCATCGTTTGATGTGTGGAGACTCTTGCAGTGTTCACGACATGGAGAAACTGTGCAATGGTCAGTTGGTAGATATGTGGTTAACAGACCCTCCATATAACGTGGCTTATGAGGGAAAAACAAAAGACGCACTAAAAATCCAAAATGACAGCATGGAAGATGACCAATTCCGCCAATTCTTGCGGGATGCTTATGTTACTGCCGACTTGGTAATGAAACAGGGTGCTGTTTTCTATATTTGGCATGCCGATTCAGAAGGATTTAACTTTCGAGGTGCTGCACAAGATGCTGGTTGGAAAGTTCGCCAATGCTTGATTTGGAAGAAGTCTAGTATGGTTATGGGTAGACAAGACTATCATTGGAAGCATGAGCCATGCCTATATGGATGGAAAGAAGGTGCTGGACACCTTTGGGCGACAGATAGAAAACAAACGACCATTTTGGAGTTTGAGAAGCCATCTCGCAATAAAGAGCATCCAACAATGAAGCCTGTTGCGCTATTTGAATACCAAATGCTTAACAATACAAAGGGTGGCGACATAGTATTAGATTCATTTGGTGGTAGCGGTACAACATTGTTGGCGGCAGAAAAGCATGGTCGGCATGGGTACTTGATGGAGTTAGACCCAAAGTATTGCGATGTCATAGTAAAGCGATGGGAAGACTTCACAGGCAAAACAGCTACGTTAGTAAACGCTAACTCAGAACTTTCGGAGATATAAAATGCAACAGGGCAAAAAATATGAGCCGACTGATGAGAATAAGAAGCTAGTAAAGACACTAGCGGCTGTTGGCATTACCTTTGAGGACATAGCTACCAAGCTAGAGATTAGTTCAGATACGCTAGTGAAGTATTACAAGAAAGAACTGGACGATGGGCGTATCGATGCTAACGCTAGTATTGGGCAGACCTTGTTCCAACAGGCAAAGAATGGCAATACTGCTGCGGCTATCTTCTGGCTAAAGACTAGGGCTAGATGGAAAGAAACCCATGCCGTAGAGCATAGTGGCCCTGAAGGTTCTGAATTGGTCATTAAATGGCAGAACTAATCGAAATCCCTTACGCACCAAGGGAACACCAGATCAAGGTTCACGAGTTACTAGACGCACATAGGTTTGCGGTAGTAGTGGCTCATCGTAGGTTTGGTAAGACTGTTGCTGCGCTAAACCATCTAATCCGTGATGCGGTACTAAACCAGAACGAAGCCCCAAGGTATGCTTACATTGCGCCTACCTATGGACAGGCTAAGAGGGTTGCTTGGGATTACCTAGTCAAATACACAGAGCCTCTAGGCGGTACTGCCAACATCTCTGAACTTAGGGTGGACTTCTGGGGTAGGCGTATCCAGTTATACGGCTCAGACAACCCAGACTCCTTGCGAGGACAATACTTTGATGGGGTAATCCTAGACGAGATTGGTGACCAAAACCCTAAGATATGGACTGACATCATTAGACCTGCCTTGAGTGATCGTAAGGGCTATTGTCTATTTATTGGTACACCCAAAGGACACAACCATTTCAAAGAACTGCGAGACAGGGCTGAGAAAGAAGATGGGTGGGGTTTACTTGAGTTCAAAGCGTCTGAAACAAATGTAGTAGATGCTACAGAACTGAAGCAAGCTAAGAACGAAATGGGTGAAGATAAGTATCTTCAAGAGTTTGAGTGCAGTTTCAATTCGAGCGTTGAGGGGTCATTTTATGGAAAGATACTCAATGAACTAGAGGAAAAGAAGCACATGCAAGAGATTCCTTACGAGGAACTAAGCCGCACCTTTACTGCTTGGGACTTGGGAATGAGCGACTCTACGAGTATCTGGGTGGCTCAATTGGTAGGCTCAGAGATCAGATTGATCGACTACTACGAGAATCACGGAGTTGGCTTAGACCACTATGTGAAGTGGATTAGGGATAACGACTACACAAAAGCAGAGCATATTCTGCCCCATGACGTTAGGGTTAGGGAGTTAGGCACAGGCAAGAGCCGTATGGAAATGCTTGAGGAAGCAGGGTTACAGATCAAGATAGCCCCAAGATTGAGCCTAGACGATGGCATCCAAGCAGTGAGGCGTTTGCTGCCAAGGTGCTGGTTTAATATGCCAAAGGTAGAAACAGGACTGAACTGCCTGAGAAACTACCGCAGGGAATACGATGAAAAGCGTAAGATTTTCTATGAACGTCCTTTGCATGATTGGTCTAGTCATGGGTCGGACTCTTTCCGCTACTTAGCCATTGGGATTGATGAAGGTCATTCAACGTGGTCTAAGCCTATTAACAAACTACCGAAATGGATTGTCTGATGTATGTACAAATGCAAGGGGTAAATCTAGCCCCTAAAGTAAAAGAACTTGAAATGCGTCTTGAAATGTTGGAAAATGTGGTAAATGAGTTAAAATTCTCACCAAGACCGAAACTTGGCAGACCGCCAAAGGATGCAAATGAGCAAACCAGTAAACAGGAAGCAAGCGCAAGCCTTGGGGCTTAAAACTTACTTTACTGGTAAACCATGTAAGCGTGGTGGCATTGCTGACCGCAGACTTAATGGTGATTGCTTGTGTGATGCTTGTTTTGAGTTTACTAAGTTATTAAAACATAAGCATTGGTCTGAAAATAAAGAGCAAAACATTGCTTGGAGAGAAGCCAACCCTGAAAAGATGGCTGAATACAAAAAGAATTGGCAAAAAAAGAATTGTGTTGAGCAACAAGCAAGGCTTAAAAAATGGAAAAAAGATAATCCTGCAAAGGTTTTAGCTGATTTTCATAAGCGCAGAGCCTCACAGATTAACGCTACTCCCAAATGGTATGGTGAATTTGATGCGTTTGTAATGCACGAGGCAGCATTACTTAGTAAACACAGAAGTGCTATAACTAATGTAAAATGGCACATAGACCATATGATTCCATTGCAATCTAAAACTGCGTCTGGATTTCATTGTGCTTCAAATATCCAAGTCATTCCTGAAGCGTTAAATGTACGCAAGCGCA